GCTCCATTGTTCTGAAATTGCACAGCCGAATTGGTAACGTTTCCGGTCGCTGCGGCGACTGGATTGGCGTTGTTATTGGTGTCTCCTTCAGCAAATATTGGATTTACTGAGAGAATACAGAGAGCGAAGTAGTAGTAGAGTTTATGGTGTAATTTGTTGTTGTATCCCATTGCTCTACTAAGCCTGCTGCTCGACTTGTTGTTTCTAATGTCCAAGGCAGAGTTGCATCTGTTACTGAGAATGTTGTACCAGTTGCGGATATATCTGCTGATGGAGTTACGTTTGTTCCTGACCATGTATTTACTTCAGATCCAAATATTTGCTTCTGCGTAACTTCTGTAATAGTTTGAGTGGTAGTGGTTGTACTGTTCATACTTCCAGTTGTGAACTGGGGAGTCACAGTATTTGCTCTAGCTATGCTGGGTGATAACAAGGCTAAGAGAAGAATAAATTTCTTCATGCTTTTGGTGTGTCTTGTTTTTTCATCATTGGGCAAGTAGGAGGTTTACTATTACCGTTTTTACCTGTAGTCAAACCGAATGTTGCAAGCGCCCCCGTAAAAACGCTGGCTACGAAAGTTATATCTGAGTTACCAGCTTTCTTAACCATTGGTATATCTACATAGTTCATAGTAATAATGAAACCAGACCACACGACTACTCCGAGTCGCACAAAAGTCCCAAGTATTTCTATTTGATGCTCTTTATCTTCAGCAGCATCTTTTAATTTACTTATCAGTCCCTTTTTCTTTGGTTCCTTTTCTTCCACCGATTTTCTTAATTGTTGTTTTTAATATTGGTTTAAGTGCTGTTACTACCCACTTAAAGGCAGCTGTAGCTGTAAGGGTGGCTGCCACAGAAACTACTGCTGTGGTGGAAGCAGTAATAAGTATTTCATTTTCTGGTAAAGGTACTTTGTAATCTAATATTGGTATCTTTACTTGTCTTAATCCTGTATCTGTTTCAGGTGTTGCTTCAGGTTCAGTACCTTCTGGTTCTCTTAAGTCGCTAGGTGGTACAACTAAAGGTTTATAGAAAGGTACTTTTCCTGTAGGTAAAGGTATAGATATTGTTTTTATAGTTTCTACTGGTGGAATTACTATGGTGGGTGTTTCCACTATGCTGCTACTTCCATAACAGTCATAGTTGAAGTAGTTTCGGTAAAAGTAACAGTACTCCACCTATTAAACCAAGCCGTACCACTAACACTTGCCCAAAATGGTGTGTAATATCTACTGTTTGTATTTCCTGCTGTTTCTATGACTTGAACAGGTTGATGAAACTGATTGTTTGCACTATTTACAACAGAGTAAGTATTTCCGTCTGCTGTTGAACTTACATAACCAGAAGGTTGATTTACCATTGTTGTGCCATCTTTTAATATTCTTACTGTTATACCACCACCTGTTTCATGAAAACCTAGAAAAGCCGTTACAATAATTTTGCTTGAAGCAGAAGTTGGTGTAATAGTACATCTCAAATCAGTTGTTATTTCTGCAAATGTCGTGCTATTATTACTCGCTGTTCCAGTAGCTACTGCTGTTACAACTTGAAGGATTTTTCCACTAGCCGGTAATGTTTCAAAAGCTGGAGGTGATCCAGCTCCTGTAGATGTTAATACCTGTCCGTCTGTACCGGGTCCTACTGCAACTGGATCTCCAGAAGCATCATATGTAATTATTTGACCATCTGTACCGCTAGCCATCTTAGCAAGTGTTACTGCGTTATCTGCAATAGTTAATGCTCCACTACCAGTAACGTCACCTGTATGGGTAGCGTTTGTAGTTTTAGCTGTGTTAGCTGCAATTTCAGTATTAATTGAGTTAGCTAATTTATCTGCCGTAACAGCATCATCTTTAATGCTTTCTGTTCCTATTTTCGTTAATGCCATTTACCCTCCTATGGTTTTGGGTATTTATCTTTAATAGCTTTAATATCTGCTTTCCAAGCATCTATACCTGAATGATATATTTTGTCGAGCTGGTCTTGCCATGTAGGGTACTCAGCTTCTCTATCTCGTTGATATTTTTTAGCTGCATAAGCATCGTCTATCGATTTACGAGCTGCTGCTATTTTGGCATCATCAAGTGTTACCTTGTTGCCATCTTTGTCAAACGCTCCTTGGGCGTCGTCTATTGAAATTACTGTTCCGCTATAAGCAGAATAAATTGCTTCGTGATCCATAATTTTAAATTTTTTTTTATTAATCAGCAGCTTCGGCTGTGTTTCCCTCTGCTACCCACGCAAGGTACTCTTGGTAGTCGGTGTTTGCTTCGTCTTTAGGAATTATAGAGTTATCTTCTTTTCTAAGAATGTAGTTTTCTGAAATTTTTGCCTGTGAAGAACCTTTATGTTCTGTGAATTTTTTGTAAGTATAAGTCATAATTAAAGCTCGCATGATGCTGTGTAGTTAACTCTGCCTGTAGTATTTCCAGTTGCGTTAGACAATGGAGAATAGTTCCAACCTGAGGTTGACACATAAGCACTACCATGACCATTAACTCCACCAGATGTATTTACATTAGTCATTTCAACATTTGAGCCGTAAGTTATGGTGGGGGTGGCTCGCATCGTAGTCGGCCAACTAATTAATTGATAATCATAAACATTTCCTCCATCACCGTTATACCAATTCCTTGAAGTTACATCTACAACACAATACCTCTGACATAAAGCAAGCTCCTGACCATATGACCTATGCTCAAAATCTGTGCAAGCATCTGAAGCTTCTAACTGAACTCCACATAAATAAAAAACATTTGAAGTACTATCAGCAACATTTACCTGTCCTACTGCTCTGTTTGCATTAGTATTTGCAGCCCATGATGTTGCTAAAGTTCCACTTGTATAAGTACTTCCAGCAGCTAAGTAAAAGTGTATCTCAAAGGACCTTCCATTATCATTTCCAAAAGCATTAGAAGTTTCATTATCAATAACTAATTTTTGTTGTTCCCAAGTATTCGCACTTGATATTGTATATGCTTTACAAATATGCCTACTATTATCATGGTCAAACAATTCAACAATATGTGTTCCAGTTTTTGGAGATTTTACCCAGAAAGATAATGCAAACTTTTTAGGACTTGTTGTACCTTTACCAAACCTTTGTACGTCATAACCCTCTATTCTATAACTCAACATCAATCTATCACCGGCTGCTAAAGAAGAATCAGCAGTAGTACAGTCCATTTTTAAGCTATTTCTAAATGTAGTTCCAGCTGGCACATCTGTGTCTCTAGATTGAGTCCAAGTACCAGTAGTTCCTAAAGTTGTGTACCAACGATCAACAGTATGATAACCACCAGATGTAATACTGCCAACTTGTGTTGCTCTTTGGGCTATTTGAAATTCTCCGTTTATTATGACATTTCTATTCGGCCCAACACTAAGATTAGGTATGGTTGTACTTCCATCTGCATTTAAAACAATATTGTTAGTACTAGAGGAAGCATGTTTAATATTTGTTGTGTTTAAAGTTGCCATTATCCTGCTACCTCCATTACTATTATTGTATTTGAAGAGCTACCAGAATAGTTTGCTGCTGTTGCTGAATATCCTGTTCTACCTAAATATAGAGTTGAACTTTGTTGTCTTTTCCATTGCAATTTATAATTAACAGCAGAAGTGGTATTTGGTGAATCAAGAATAAGAAATGGAACATCATGATAATCATAATAACCATTACCAGAAGACCAGCACAATAATTGAGTAAATGAAGCATGATTTCCTCCTGTACCGTTGCCTATTGCAGTAGCAGTACCACCAACAGTTCTTATCATTTGAAGATATGCTTCCTCATCTATTCCTGATACTCTCATTGCTACTTGTACCAAAATTTTACTAGACGTAGCACTAGGAGTTATGTTTACATTAAATCCTGATATGTCAACATAACTTGAAGAAGTTGTGCTTTGAGCACCTGTAAGGATTGTTGATTGAACTTGAAGAATTTTACCTGTGGAAGAGTTAGAAGTAAGAATAGTTCCACTTGCAGTTCCCGGTACAGTCAACTCAAAAGCATTATTACCAGTTGTACTGGCTGGTCCTTTAATAGCAACTGTTCCTCCACCGCCGTCTGCGGTTAGTTTTAATTGGCTCATGCTGCTACCTCCATTACTGTAATGTGACACATAGAGGTGGGATAATATTTAGAATCTCCATCACTAATGGTTCTATTAAGATATGCAGTTTGCCCAGCATAACTATTTGTCCATTGCAATTTATATGTTGTAGAACTTGTAGTGTTAGGGCTATCTAAAAACATATTGTCATAATTTACTATCTGGTAATTATTAAAAGTCCAACCTAAATTTGTAGCTCTTTGTCTGTTAGAACCAACTTGATCCCCTATGCCTATAGCCGTACTACCTCGCATAATTCGTGTCATTACATTGTAAGTACCAGAGTTAGTACAAAGCCCTAAATGATAAGAAACTAATATTTTACTAGAAGTTGCTGTAGGCTGAATATTGACACTTAATCCTGATATATCTGTATAAGTATTATCAGTAAGAACTTCACTTATACGACCAGTTTGAGTTGCTTGTTTTACTTGGAGAATTTTACCTCCAACTCCTGTTGCTAAATCGGCACTTTGTATAATCCCATCTGGTAAACCACCAGCGGATATACCGGTTACTGTGCCAGACCCGTTTAATGTAATTGGCATAATTTATACGATTGTCCAGTTTTCTCCAGTACCGATTGTCACAGCCACGCCACTAGCGATAGCCACAGGACCAGCACTCATTGCGTTTGTATTGTTGGTAATGGTGTAATTGGTCGTTACGGTTTGACCATTTTCATAGAAGATTTTGTCAGTTCCTCCACCTGTTGCTCCAGCTGCTGCTGCTACCCACTCCATACCATTAGCTGTGTAGCCAAGTACTTTGTCAGTTCCAGAAGGAGCTGCATGTATATCTAGCTTTGCTTCTGTAATACTATCGTCTGCTAACTTACTACCAGCTATAGCTGCACTTGCGTTAACATCAGCATTAACTATATCTAAACTTGCAAGCTTAGATTTTGCAATAGCTGCTGAAGCATTTATATCAGCGTTTACAATAGCTCCATCTACAATCTTTGCAGATGTAACTGTATTGTCACTTGGAGTACCAATATTTACTGCTGTTCCGAGGGTGAGAATAAAGAAGTCAGCACCACTAGGAGGAGCGGAGGCGAAAATAATAGAGCTACCGTCAATAGCGAATCCCTCGCTGGGTTGATTGGTTCCGCTATTAGGTTTTTGAACGACTCCATTGATAGAAACAATATGAGCTTGTGCATTTGCTCCGGGGTTTGATAAAACAAATCTGTAAGCAGCACCATTAAATGTTGCGCTATTACCACCAGTTCCACTATAGGAAGAGATAGTATTTATAATTATGTTGTAAGAACTTGCTGGTAAATTAGTTAAGTTTGCACCACTAACTGCTGGTAAAGTTGCCGGAAATCTAGCGTCAGGAATAGTTCCAGATGTTAAATTAGATGCACTTAAAGCAGTTAAATCTACAGCAGCCCAACTAAGATTACCATTAGTGTCAGTCTTTAAAAACTGACCATTAACAACATTGTTTGGAAATGTAAGAGTATAACTTGCAGCTGCACTATGAGGCGGTGATTTTAATTTTATACCGTGACTATTGTTCTCACAGTTGAGCTGTAAAGTACCAGCATTCGTATTACCTTTAACTTCAAATACACCTGTACCGTTTGGATTTACTTTTATGTTTCCATTAGTTGTACTTGTGTTTATTTCTCTTGTTTGAACGTCAAGATTACCGCCAAGCTGAGGTGTAGTGTCATCTACAATATCTTGAGTAGGTGTAGTTACAGTAACAAACTCAAGAGCATTACCAGCTGCGTTGACTTTTACAGTTTTACCACCAGCTCCAGAAAAGGCTACAGGAGTATCACTTAGACCAACAAAGGTGCTAGAGCCTCCACCTCCACCTCCACCTGAATTAGCATCATCAGCA